GATAGGAGGAGAGTTCGTAACAGGTAAGTATATGTTTACAGTTGACTACACAGATAACTCGATAGCTGATGACCCAGCTCAACATAAACAGTCACATGTGTTATATTTAACAGAAGCTGGTCCTTGGACTGGAAACTTTGTAGCCTTACCTAATAATAGAGTAAGAGCAACAAATCCAGCCTTGTGGCGTGTTGGTGAAGGGGCACCAGATTTTATGCCTTCTCAATGGACACATTCAGCAGAACAACATGAGAGCTATATGGACCCAAACATAACATTTAACAATCTATACGCTCCAGAGGATGAAGAATATGGCGACAAGTAGCAGTAAGAATTTTGAGCCTGATGTAGCTGAATACATAGAAGAAGCTTTTGAAAGATGTGGCATAGAGCTGCGTACTGGTTATGATCTCAAAAGCGCGACTAGAAGCCTTAACATTATGTTGGCAGAATGGGCCAACAGAGGACTAAACCAATGGACAGTTGCAGAAAAAACTGTAGCCATGGTCAAAGATACCAAAACATACAATATTGATAGTACCAATGCTACTGCACCTATTGATGTACTGGACGTATTTATAAGAGAAACATCTGGTTCAGAAACAACTGACATACCTTTAAGTAGGTTAAGTAGAGCTGAGTATTCACACATTACAAACAAGTCATCGACTGGTAAACCAAATCAATACTTTATAAATAAACAGCTGACACCAACTATAACTGTTTGGCCAGCTCCTGATCTTTCAAGCACTTACACCGTCTACATGAATGTACTTACCAGAATGGATGATGCGGACGCTGCTACAAATACCATGGACTTACCTTTTAGGTTTTACCCATGCTTAACAGCTGGTCTGGCTTACTACATGTCCATGAAAAGAGCACCACAGCTCACAGGACAACTAAAAGCTATATATGAAGAAGAGTTTGACAGGGCCCTATCCACCGATGAAGATAGAAGTAGTTTCAATATATCGCCTAACTTGAGAAGTTATAACAACGCATAATGGCTTTTGCATCAAACAAAAACGCTTATGGTATCTGTGATTTAACAGGTTTTAGATACAAACACAAAGATTTACGAAAGACTTGGGATGGTTTGTTGGTAGGCAAAGATCAGTGGGATGCTAAACACCCACAGCTTATGCCGAAACCTTCTCCAGTAGACCCAGAAGCTATAAGGGATGCAAGAACAGAAAGCAGTGACACAAATAATTTCTTTACACTTTATACTAACGTGGGTGACGGAAAACTAGGCACTAGCCTTACTTCTTTTGAATTGACAGCGAGCATAGGAACAGTCACGATAACAACATGAGTTTTACACTAGCAACATTAAAAACAGCGGTACAGGACTACTTACAAGTTTCTGAAACTACTTTTACTACACAATTACCAAGGTTTATACAGGAAGCAGAAGATCGTATATTCAATATGGTTCAACTGCCGTACCAAAGAAAAAATGTTTCAGCTACTTTAACCGCTAGTAATAGATTTCTAGCAACACCAACAGATTTTTATGCGCCATTTAGTTTGGCAATTACCAGCAGTAATACATACGATTACTTGGACTTCAAACACGCGTCTTTTATTAAAGAATACGCACCATCCTCTACTGCTACAGGGCAACCTAAGTATTATTCACAGTTTGATGATACGTCTTTTGAACTTGCCCCAGTGCCTGATGCCGCATATACTATTGAATTACATTATTTGTATAAACCAGCCTCGATTACGAGTGGTAGTGACAGCGGTACAACAGTGTTAAGTTCTGATTATCCAGACGCTTTGTTGTACGGAAGTTTAGTAGAAGGAGCCATCTTTCTAAAAGAACCCCCTGATGTCATTGGCCAATTTGAGGCAAGATTTAAGGAGGCAGTAGGAAGGATGAAGACTCTATCAGAAGGTCGCGGTACTCGCGATGAATATAGATACGATCAGTTTCGCACTGGCGTGTCTTAATGCAACCCATAGAATCGCTAGAGGGCAAGAGAGTTGCTCTAGTAGGACTTGGTATATCACAAGTTGATTTTGCTGTAGGCATACAAAACGGTAAAACTTGGGATGAAGTCTGGACTATTAACTCAGCAGCAGCTGTTTACAAAACAGACAGAATGTTTATGTTGGACCCAGCTAGTCGTTTTTTTGACAGCGATGACGCGGGTAAACAAACTGGTGCATTAACTAGAATACTACCAAAAGCAGATTATCCGATTTACACCTGTGAGCTAGACGAGAGAGTGCCTAGTGCTGTGGTTTATCCTGTAGAAGCTGTTTGCAATGCTACCCGTTGTGCTTATCTTAATAATACAGTTGCTTATGCAATAGCTTTTGCTTTATTTAATAAAGTAGGAGCTATAGACCTATACGGCATAGATTTCTCTTATAAAGAAAACATGCACTTTGCAGAGGCGGGTAGAGCTTGCGTTGAGTTTTGGCTATGTAAGTGCATGGAGGCAGATATAACCGTTGGTATTAGTTCACGATCTACCGTATTAGATTCTAATGTTGTGGCTACAGATAGGCTTTACGGTTTTCACAGACTGGATAAACCCCTAGTAGCGGTACCGCATGAGGGTAAATGGATAATAGGACCATACGAAGATATAGATGAAAAGTTATCGGAATATGGTTTAATATTGGACAAAGAAGAAGAACCACCAGAACCATATAAAGGATGACAGACAGTTTTATACAATTAGGAAAAGTTGGTGTGCACACCACACAAAACAAAGGACATGACCCTGAGTTTTGGGCAGAACAAGCTACCAAAAAAATATGCGAAATATCTATGGACGCACCAGAGCATGTGAAGCAACAGGCTATGGCTTTTCAAAACCAAGTTTATACTGTAATCTTATATACTATAAAGAACGCAATAAATTCTAAAAATGTGACGTATGTGAATTTATTAAGGCAACAAGGCCATGAAGACATGGCTAATATAATTAAGGAGCTTTAAGAAATGGCAATTACATCAGCAATAGCAACAAGTTTTAAACAAGAAATACTTGTAGAAGGTCACAATTTAACTAATGGAGCTGACTCCATAAAGTTAGCTTTATATACGTCATCTGCAACTATGGGAGCTGGCACAACGGCCTACGCAACCACCAATGAAGTAACAGGTACAAATTACACAGCAGCTGGAGCAGCGTTGACTAACGTGACACCAGCAACGTCAGGCACCACAGCAATAGTGGATTTTGCAGACTTAACATTTGGCACAGCTACAGTTACTGCAAGAGGTTGTTTGATATACAACAGCACAAATGGTAACAAGGCATTGGCTACTATTGACTTTGGAGGAGACAAGACAAGCACAGCTGGAGACTTTACAGTCGTATTTCCAGCAGCTAGTGCGACTGCTGCCATTATCAGAATAGCTTAATTTTTTTTTGAAATGGTAGAGTTAAGAGATGCCACTTACAAAATTTAGTTTTAAGCCGGGAATCAACAAAGAAGAAACTGACTATTCTAATGAAAATGGTTGGGTCGATGGCAATTTAGTACGTTTCAGAAAGGGTGGTGTTGAAAAACTCGGTGGTTGGGCAAAGAAAAGTTCCAATGTTTTTTTTGACACAGCCAGAGCCTTGCACAGTTGGATTTCATTAGGTGGACAGCGTTATCTTGGTTTTGGAACTACATCTAAATACTACATAGACAATGGTGGTAGTTACAATGATGTAACACCTATACGAGCTACTACTACCAATGGCATAACATACGCAGCTACTGATGGTTCGTCTTTAATTACAGCTACTGATTCAAGTCATGGTGCTAATGTAGGTGATTGGGTAACCTTATCAGGAGCTGTATCTTTGGGTGGTTTGATAACCGCTGCTGTTTTAAACCAAGAATATCAAATTACAGGTGTGCCAAGCACCAACACTTTTACTTTTACAGCCAAAGACACTAGCGGTGACACAGTTACAGCAAATAGCAGTGATAGCGGTAATGGTGGTTCTGGTGTTGATGGTGTTTATCAAATCAACTCAGGCTTAGATGTATATGTGCAATCTGCTGGTTGGGGTTCTGGTGCTTGGGGTGCTAGTACGTTTGGTTCAACGAGTGCTTTGTCTGCTTCTGGTCAGTTAAGATTATGGACACACGATAACTTTGGTGAAGATTTAATTATAAATCCTAGAGGCGGTAGTATCTTTAGGTGGGTTGAAAACAATGGTTTATCAACAAGAGCTGTTAGCCTGTCAGGTACAACAGGTGCTAATTTAGTGCCAACTGTAGGTTTACAGGTCATTACTTCAGAAACAGATCGTCATTTAATAGTATTAGGAGCTGACCCAATAACCAGTGGTGCAAGAACAGGTGCTGTTGACCCCATGTTAATTGCATTTAGTGACTCTGAAAATGCTTTAGAGTTTGAGCCACTCAATACTAACGCAGCTGGAGATGTGAGATTGTCCAGTGGTTCGCTTATCGTAGGTGGTCTTAAATCAAGACAAGAAGTATTGGTGTGGACAGATACCAGTTTGTATAGCATGACATTTATAGGACCTCCTCTAACATTTGCAGTCAACTTAATTAATGAAGGTGCTGGATTAATAGGACCTAAAGCTGCTGCTAACGCACCTACTGGTGTGTTCTTTATGTCTAAAAACGCTTTTTACTTTTACAATGGTTCTGTACAGAAACTGCCTTGTTCAGTGCAAGACTATGTTTTCTCTGATCTTGATGTGTCACAGGCATACAAATGTCATGTCGCCACCAATACTGAATTTTCAGAAGTGTGGTTTTTTTATCCCTCATTAGCTGATGATACAGGTGAGATTTCACGCTATGTTATTTACAACTACGAAGAAAACTCTTGGAGCATTGGTTCTTTGGTGAGATACGCTTGGCTTGATGCTGGTATTGAGAACAAACCAATAGCGTCAGGTACGAGTTCTTCTACAAGCTGTTTGTTCTTACATGAGACAGGATTTAATGATGATGACAGTGCTATGGATGGTGTTTTTATAGAATCAGCAGATATAGATATAGCTGATGGTGAGAACTTTGCTTTTGTTAAAAAAGTGATACCTGATATTAAGTTTGATACACAAACAGGTACAGTGCCTACACCAGCTATGAACATAGTGGTTAAAAGACGAGACTTTAATGGTGACAGCTTAACGACAGACTCCACTAATCAAATAACAACTACATCTACTTTCTCTAGTTTGCGAACCAGAAGTAGGCAGTTGGTACTTAGATTTGAGTCAGATGATGACAATACTGCTAGTCGTAAAGACTACAGGTGGAGGCTTGGGGCAACACGTTTAGACGTACAAAACTCAGGTCGTAGATAGTGGGCAAATTACTAGAAACCAGATTGCCCATAGCACAAGGTGACATGGTTTCAATCGAAACATTTAATCGTTTGGTTCGTGTACTAGAGTTAAACTTGAGTGCACACGACCCAGATAGGATTAAGCATTTCACAAACACAGAGACTTCTGAATTGCAATTTGCTACAGGTGCGATTATATTTAACTCTACAGTAGAGGTTCATCAGGCTTTTGATGGCAATGAATTCAGAAATCTTTATGAACATAGGACATACGTTACTGGTGTTAGTGCTACAATGAGTGTCGGTGCAGTAACTGTTACAATAGGTTAAGAATATGGCTATAAGCGAAGAACTACAAAGAAGAATAAGCAGTCTGACAGGTGAAATGACTCCTAATGCTGGTATGACTGATGTACAGGAAGCTGGTCAAATGTCTGACCAAGACATGAACATGATGATGGCTAACCAAGGTGCTAGACAAGGTATTAGCCCTGTAGAGCAAAGAGCTATGGCTTTTACTTCTTACTTAGACACAACAGACAGAACCGCACCTGAAGAAGTGGTTAATAACTATGCCATGGGTAACATGTCATTTGATGATGCCATACAACTATCACAACCTATACAAGTCATAGACGAAGTGGTTGTTACAGGACAGATGCCAGATATGACCCCTACAACAAGACCTGTAGGTGGTGGTCAGATGACAAATGCCGACTACGATAGATTTATGCAAGCAAGCATGACACCTAGTTCTGGTACTGCTGATGCTAAGATGATGGAACTACGACAAGCTTTACAAGTATTACAACAACAAATGGGTATGACATCTGACCCAGAAGAAAAAGAACTATTGGGTAGAATGATTGAGAATACAACTATTAAAGCATTTGCACCTCAAGCTGATTTAGTTGACCAACTTTCACAAGGAGCTGGCGAAGATGACATGATGGCTCATGTCAGGTCAGGAGATGTCAATGTCTCAAGGGAGATGTTAGAGAACAACCCAGCCTTAGAAGATGCTATAGAAAACGCTGCTCTTGAAGTAGGTATTGACCCAGAATCAATGGTATATGGTACAGGTATCGCTAGTCTTAACGAAGTCACTGGTGCTGAACAACATGGTTTTTTAAAGAAAATAGCTAAAGGCATAAAAAAAGTGGTAAAAGTAGTTGCACCAGTCGCAGCTATAGTGCCCGGTCCTTGGCAAGCTCCAGCTATCGCTTACAACAGAGGTAGGGCTGTAGTTAATATAGCAAAAGGTGAAGGTGGCATTGGCGACCTCATGACAGCAGCTGGTGGTTTTGGTGGTGATAGTAAGATAGGCAAATTTTTGGGCAAAACACCCGGTTTCAATCCAGCTGCTGATGCAACAGGTATGTTCGGTGGA